CTAGACTGTTACTCCATATTTTTCTAAGTGTTTTAAACGACCTAAGTCGCAGGCTAAAGCAGTAGAGTGATAGCCAACATTTCTCATATGACCAAAAATAGGAGAGAATATTTCTGCGTCTGTTATAACATGTACATCATATAATTTTGCTCCGTATTTCTTTTCATAGTCAATCACTCTAGCATATCCTGCCATACTAGCTTGATATTCCTTTGTGATTTCTCTTTTAATGACAGCTATGTTGTTATCTCTTACTGCCCACACTCTTTCACCTTCTTCAAACTCATCAGATACGCACTGTTCAGGTAATAATATCCATTTGTGCTTATATACTTTTGAATGAGCTTCTTTTGAATTTTTCTCTGGCACACCAACTGAATTTATAATATTTCTTACAAAAGTAGTCGATCTATAAAGACGCTTAGAAATATCACTTATATTATGTCCTGCTAGATAATCTTGTATAGCTTCTTTTACTTCCATGTCGGTTGCCTTTCTTCCTCTATTTTGAGACTTTCTTTTAGCTCTATAACTCATAATGTCTTTATGTTCTTCAATAATTTTATTGAGTCTTGTAGTATTATAACTAATATTCAGCATTTCACAGGCTACTTTCTTCGTAATAGGACTACTATCTTCTAGTAATTCTATTACTCTATCTATATTAGCTTCATCAAGTTTCTCGTGTGCTTTCGTCCTTAGATTTATCATCTAAACTCCCGTATAAAATTATTGCATAATGAACTATCTTTAGTAGGTCTACTTTATTAAACCCACCCTTTTTCCCAAATCTTTTGGCATATTTAATGATATTGCCTAAGCAAAATCCTACTCCCATGCCTGAGTCTACTATAAATTCTGTGGCTTGAATCTTCCCTTCCCCATAGTGTTGACTATAGGTTTCATCTATATACTTACTAAGTATTTCTAGGGTTTCTCTTTCCTTAAACTTATGGTTTACGACTCTGTGGCTATATTTATTTACCACTCTCTATTCCTTAGCCATTCTATACCTTCATAGATATAGTAGCATACTGCCGTCCATACCATTAAATTAAATATAAAATGCCCGATAGTTATAGGAAGATTAAATAGTTCGTACACTATATATCTCCTTCTTCTCTTACTTCACTTCTAAGAATATCAAAGCCGTCTGGATACCTTTTCTCAAGTTTGTTTATATTTTCTTCCATTACTTGTTGAGGTGTGTACCCTAATGCTGTGCATCCTTGAACCCAATACCATAGAACATCTCCCAGCTCACGCATGAGATGGAAGCGTTCATCTTCTGTAAAGGGTTTTCCTTGAAATATAATCTTTTTGATTACTTCGGAGAATTCTCCTGATTCAGCTTGCATACCGATTGATGCAGTTAGTAGCTGGGAGAATTCTATTCTGTGTTGCTCTTGTAAGCTGTGTAGTCTGCTTATTAAAGCGAGTGTGTGCAGACTTTCGTCTGATGTTGTGCTGATTACGAACTTGCCGTAATCATTAAATTGTTTTTGTTCTGTCTCTGTCAATTCCGTTCCTAATGTGTTTTATTATTATGTCTGTACCATTTGGCTAACCAAATGTCTATTTTTTCTTCCGACCAATTTGGCGGAAAAGTCACAGTTAAATCTTCTCTTAATCTAAATTTGCTAAACTTAACTTTAACTTTTTTCATTATTATATTATACTAAATAATAAGAGCGGTGTCAAGAACTATTTTGAATTAATCTTATCTTTTGCTGTTCCTGCGTATAGTCCAAACCAAGCTGCGCCTGCTCCGACTACTATTGAAATCAACCCTGATTGTTCAAATGAAGGCTCAGGTAAGTTCATAAACCATATAGTACATTTATAAAGTAATATCATATATATACTTAAAAATGCTCTAGGGAATAAACGCCACGCATCTATCATTTGAGAAAACCATATAACCTTTTGCCAAGGATTATCAGGCTCTCTTTCGTTCTCCATCTCCATTATTTTTGCTTTAAGTTCCCCTATTTCAGAAACCATTGCCATGAATTTATTAAGGTCTATTTCTACCTCATTTCGGCTCATGTCGCCGCTAAACTGTTCACTTGGTTGTGCCATTTCCAGTTTCTCCCTTTTTACGAAGCATTACTTCGTAGCTTTGCCAGATTATCTACGCTCTTTGAGAATATCTTTAATCCATTTATTCTCTACTTCTTCAATATCTAGCGGTGTTGTATCTGAGGCGATAATTGTATAATTTTCTTTGTAGAATTTATCTACTACATCGCCCACACATTCGTTATCTAGTTCTACAACTAGTTCTATTCTATGTATTTGTTTTCTGTTTATTGCCATTTTTGAGTTCTTCTATTCTAATGTATGCTTCTTGCAGTTGTCCTTGTAGTGTTTTTATAGACTCCCTTAAGATTTTCACTTCTTGTTCTGGTTTCATTTGTTTTTTACACGATTCTCGAAGTCGATTATTTCATCACTAACTTTTGTAGTCCATATAAAAGGAACTACACCATGTGCTATAAGAATAAATGCCATTCTAAATGCATGGATTAAATGCTCAAAATAACTCATATTAACATCTTTTAGATGTTGACACTTCATATTTCTTTTATACCAAATACATAATTCTCTGCTGCACTTTCTGCGTACACTTCACTATGTCCTTGATACACTTCATCTTTCTGCCAAACTTGATTTTTCCAAAATCTGACTCCATAATGTCCTTCTATAGTTTTCCACACTTCCGCTTTTAAACTATCTTTTATAAATTCTGATAATACATGGCTAAACGATCCATTTATTCTATGAGTTTCGTTCTTCATGCCTCTCCATGTTGTCTTTAAACTTTTCATCTTTTTCTCTTAACAGCATAAAAGCTTCGGCTATATACTCATCAATAGTCATTCCTCTTTCGCTGGCTTGTTGATTCATAGCGTCCCACATAACCTGACTTACTGTAAAAGTTTTGCCTTGATATTTAATGTCCACTAAATAAGTCTGCCTCCGCCTTTCTGCGTCTAGTTAATCCTTCTAAGACTTTTCCACCAGCCTTATTCCATCTCATTATCTGAGCAGGAACTGCATCATAATCACCATTATTTAATACCTTCAGAAGTGTACTTGTATTTAAGTTCCCATTCCCTAGATTATAAACCCATGATACCATAGCATCAAACTGGTCTTGATTAAGCGCAGAGGTAACTGAGCTATTTATATAGTTTTCATACTCATTTAGTTCTTCTACTAACATATCGTGTGCTTGTTGCTCTGTGATTACGTCGCCTTCTTGCACTCCTTTTATATGTCCGTAGCCTATAGTCCAAACTCCTGCTGGACATTTGTATGCTGTTGTTTCACACCCTTCAAAGTGTTTAATTAAATCTATCCCTTTATTACTTATTTTCATTTTTTTCCTGTTTTAAGTGAGTGCCTCAACTGTTTGTTGAGGCTACTCTCTTTTTTGAGTTTTGTTTCCTGTGTTATATAATTGGTCTCATGGCAATATACATAAAAAGTATCATACCACCTAACATTATAATTTCTTCACTAGGTACAAAGACTTCAAATTTCTTCATTACTTCTTGGATCGCTCGCGAACTAGCATAACGATTCAAGAATCGCTTTGCTGTTTGCATTTCGTTCTCCTTAGCCTATGTCTATTACTTTAGGCTTATCAGCTTCGGGTATTTCTACCGCTAAGTTAATAACTAACATGCCATCTTTAAACCCAGCACTTGAAATCTCTACATGGTCGCCCAATGTGAAAATCCTACTAAAAGTTTTTCCACTTAATCCTTTATGGATATAGCGCTCTTCTGAATCTAATTCTTGTTTCTCAGTTCCTTCAATGGTTAGTTTGTTTTTGTGTTGCTTGATGTCTATGTTATCTTTAGACCAGCCTGGCAGTGCCATTTCTATACGATATGCTTCGTCTCCTATGGCTACTAGGTTGTATCTTGGATAGTTAGTTAGGGGAGCTGTTTCGATTCTCCTAGCTAGTTCCGCGTTCAAGCGATCAAACCCGACAAATAATTTGTCAAAGTCGTTAAAGTTTAATGCAGTCATTCCTGTCATTTTTTTCTCCTATTTGTGTCCTTTCGGCACACGCTGTGAGTCCCTTTCGGCAACTCGATTATTATTAATGTCTGACAAAACCCGACCACTGGTGGAAGTGGTACTCCTGACCTCGCCCTCGGAAAGCGTTTGTTTCCTACTCGTGCCAGACATACTCGCGGGTGTTGTTGTGGCAGTGCCCGCAACTGCGCTAAAAACTATGTGGAATTTATAATTCTCACTATATAATTATAACAAAAAAATACCACCATGTCAAGAACTATTTTTCAGTCCTCATCAAAGTCTATCTGTCCGTCTTGCTTCAAGTAATCTAATGTCATAGCTACACCGTGCCTCTTACCCATACCATAAGATAAGTGCACTGCCATGCAGATAAAAAACACAAACCAAAACTCTGCTTGCCAATCCATATTTTTTCCTTATTTTTATTTTTTCAATGTTTATATTATAACAAAATAAAAGAGCCAAGTCAAGAATTATTTTCTACATAGTCAAAAATAGTTCTTGACAAATGGTTGCGAATTTAGTATAATAGTCATATGACAAATTTCATAAGTAATCGCTGGACAGATAAGCAAATAACTTATTTAAAGAAGCACTATGGCGAAAAACCTATAGATGAGTTAGCTACTCATTTACTGAAAACACCAAGTGCTATCCAATCTAAAGTCCACTACTTAAGGAAGCGAGGCTGGACATTTAACTCCACACGCAGATAGGAGCAATTATGGGTAAAGTTATACCTTTTCCTAAGCAACCGACACAAAGAGAAAGAGCACAAGACCTTTCCAACGACATCTCTCTGGATATAATAAATATACTAGAGAGATATAATATTAATACCGCCAGTGATTCGTTTTGCTACGATATGGCATGGGTTGTCAAATTTATAGAGGTAATGGTTGACAACCAGTTTGGGCTAGAAAATGATCTAGCTAAGCATTTACAACAATTTAACACAAAAGACTTATATGAGACGCAGAAATGAAGGACAAAACTTTGACAGACTACTTCGCAACTTTAGAAATAAAGTAAAACGAAGTGGTAAACTCGAAAAATTACGAGAGAAAGAATACTACGAGAAACCAGCCCAGAGAAAACAGCGCCTCAAAAATGCAGCTAAACGCAGAGAAGCCAAACGACATGCCGCAGAACAACTTCCACCTTTACGAGGAAGGTATCGCGGACCCCTCAATTAACAATTCCATACTTAAAAATTACACTTTTTTATGTTAGATGAAACCCCCACAGCCCATTCTTCCAATGACATGAGCAAAAACACTGCTTGATATTTTGTTAAAATTGTGGTATAATATATACATAAATTGATAATAACCTAGCTAATCACAATTCATTCAATTAACAAAATCTAACTAAAGAGCATCACTCGAGAGATGGCTCTTCCCCAGAAGAGACTTCTCGATGACTGATGTCTCTGTTAAGTGTTGTTTGTAATGCGATTAAAGCAATCATATTATCCACGATATTAACATAAAAAGCTGGGTTATAAATAAAGAAATTAATTTACTAAAAATCCGTTCGGATATCCACTATACTTTTCTGTATAACTTCCCCCAATTCAAAATTTTTAAAACTATTATTGCCTATTCGGCTACACTAATTTACTGCTATGCTGTGCTAAACTTATGGAAATTTCCCCTAGCTTACATAAACCCCGCTACGGTTTTAAGTTCGTAAGTTTACTACTGCTTGTTTCAAACCCCGCTGCGGTTTTAAGATGGCATTAAATATGCTAGAATTATAAGCATGCAGACTACAAAATAAAAATATGCTAGTTCTTTCTTTTTCAAAAATTTTCCTTAAATTTTCTTAGTCCGACATATTTGCCGTTTACATACTTGTAGATAGGTTTAGCAATCACGAATGGATTACGCCGAGAACCTACCCATTTATAATGATGACTAGCCATGATCGGGGTCACATTTGTTGCCCACTCTTCTATAGCTAGTTCATCACCTAATACTCCATTTTCACAGAATATCTCTATTTCTTCTTCAGAATCCGCCATGAGATATAAAATATCCCCAAACTTATTCCTAGCTTTTGCAAAGTGATAATACTTTTTCTGTATTTCTCTGAGACTGTTCAAAGCTGACATAATAGGATCGTCCATTAGTTTAGCTCCATAAACTCATCAACACCCAATTCTTCACTAGATTCTATCCATTGACTATCTACTTCAGTTTCTTGTGTTGCGGTTGAGACATATTTCACTACTTCAGATACTTCGCCATCAGTCACATAGTTGTCTAGCAACTCCTCTGCTTCTCTTTCGCTGTCCGCTATAATTTCTAGCGTTTCAACATTATACACAGTTCTTTCAACTTTAGCAATGTACTTCTTTGTAAATCTATCAGCCATTTTGCATCTCCAATACTAACGAAGTTACGCTTTCACATAGATACTTAATATCTTGCTTAGGGGCTTTTTCTAAACCCATAATTTTCATACTATCAATCTCTAAAAACTCCGCTAGATTTGATACTAGTTCAGCCTTTGTTACGGGCACTTCGCCTGTTTTAGTTTTGTATATCGCTTTCTGATATACGCCTTCTCTAGATAATTTGCCGATTATTGATTTAACGCTTTTGTTTAAATCTTCGGCTAACATATCAACTGTAGTTCTATCAGGTCTTGCCTGATAAGCCTCTACCATATGCTTTACCTGTTCTTCTGTATAGTTCGCTGCCATAACCACTCCTAATAGTAGAGATTTAAGCCTAGTTTTAGTACTGTGCCATTCTCTAAAGTTATACTTGCATTACCGCCGCTACTTGCTACTAGCGTTGTTTTACCACTAGCCGATGGACCGATTTCTCGGCTTGGGTCTACTACAAAATGCAGTAAGCCATCTTCCTCATATACTTGTATTGAGCTTTCTTTACCCATTATTATTCCTTTTTCCATTATTTTTCCTCGTCTGGATTTTCGTTAATATCATCTAAAAGTTCCTTTAATAGTGTGTCTATGCCAGTTCCTTTAAATACTGTTGCTGTTGTCATTTCAAAGATAATTTCCTCTAATTCTTGAGCATTATTACCCAAAACTTCGTTTAGATACTTAATATCATCTTGAATTAACTTGTTTTCTGTCTTAATTTCCTCTATTCTAGCCTGATACTTATGTAGCTTTTCTACTGTAGTAGCGGGTTTTCCTCTGAAAGCGGTTGGAAATGGTATTATGTTATCTTTAGCCATTCCCTAACTCGCCCTCAAATTCATCTACGCTCATGCAGAAGTCCACAAATATTGTGTCTAGCTTAGCGCCTTGTTGCTTAGCCTTACTTTCCATTAGCTTATTCAATTTATCCTCGCAATCCTCTGCTGAGTGTGCGTTTAGTATTAATTCTTCTTTCTTACTATAGCATACATCTGCTTGAATTATAAACTTACGATTGCCTACTTTTTTACCGCCCAAGACTGTTTCTCCTGATCGCAAGGTGTATAGTTCGTCTCTAGTCATTTGGCGACCTCCACACAATTTTTACTCCTCTACGCACGAGTTCGTTTACAAACTTCTGTCTGTGCTTCGGCTTAGTTCTATCACTATTAATTGCTTTAAATAGTTCTTCTTTGCTAGTGCCTTTTAACCAATAATGTGTCCACTTTTGATTAGGTCCGCTTTCGCTAGCTGTTCTTCTTCCAAAAGAGTTTCGGTTGAATACTCTTTCGCTCGGTTTAAATTTTGCTGGCATTATATTTCTCCTGTAATTCTACGCTTATTAAAAATTCTATTGTTTCTGCTAACTTTGGTTGTTTTTCTACTAGCAGGCGAGCAGTTTCCTGTAGTTGAGGTGTAGTAAGTCTTGCTAGGTTTTCTACTATTGCGTCTTTCTTCATTCGTAATCTCGCTCTATATCTGATGGATTATCTTCGTAGCTATCTAGTATCGCATTAGCTTCTTTTAGTTGAAAGTCATCAATGGCAGGCTCATTGTCTACCATTGATTTATTACTTAGCTTTGCAACTATATAGCGCCACACTCTTTTAGCTCTTTGCCTACTTCGGAGTTGCTTTTTGATTCTTACCACTATTGCACTACTCCATTAAGCGTGACCTGACCAACTTTGCTTTCTACTTCTTCAAATTTGGCATTTGGGTCGATTCGCTCTATCGCTGTTCCATCGCAGAAGCCTACTAGCTTTCTTCTTTGGATTTCTTTGCGAGCTTCTTTGCCTTCGCTATCTTGTTGATCGCGTAAAGCTTGTAATTCTTTGTCTGTTTTGCTTAAAAATGTTAAGTTCATGTCGCTTCTCCTTCTGAAATTCTTTTGTTATTTTTTTATTATGTATATTATATCACGCCTCAAGTTGCAAGTCAAGAAGTATTTTCAACGAGGCATAAAAAAACCCAGCAACTTGGCTGGGTTGAAAAATTTTGAGTTTCGCATATGCTACTCCTCTACTTTTTATACTTTCAGTGTGGGCTTTAACGCATTATCGTCCTACTACTGTGCCTGCTTACGTGCGTAAAAGACTTACGGCTTGTGTGTCGATAGTTTCGCAACTACAAACTTGTCTTAGGGGACTGGAGCGTTAGTCTTCTTCGCCAGTCTGCTATCCTCTACTTCTATCGGAGGTCGCCTATCCTAAAGGGCTGTATGCTATCGTGTTCCCAATCGCTATGCCTTCTTTGATTTATATGAGGTTATCACAGTTTAGACTCATAGTTTGTTATTCGGTAGATTTACTACTAGGGCGACTAGATTTACTACTTCCTTTCCGAGCTTTCCGCTCCCGAGATGTTCAAGTGGCATCTACGGCTCAATCACTACCCTCATCACGCTTTGGGTTGGCGGGCTTTTCTTACTACGGGGTAGAAGCCAAACTCCGCGATAGTCCGTTTTGTTTAAACTGCTCTGTGCTATCGTTTAGAGCATTGGGATAATTCTCTGCAATTATTTTTTGGCTCCTCGGCTCAAGACCGTATCTTAGCTCAAACATTTATTTTTTCGCTTAGTGAGAATTTCCTTGTTCTTTCATTTAATATAGATATTATACTAAATTTTAACTGCCAAGTCAAGAACTATTTTTGGATTGCTTAACTTTTTTACTGCGTGTTTCTTTAGGCAATCCAAAAACACTTCGGCTTGGTTTGGTAGGCTTACTACTTTTCAGCCTACCTTGCCTTGCTTACACTAGATAACTTGGTCAACTAGCTTTTGTAAGTCTGCTTTGCTTGCTTTCACGAGAGTGGGTAGTTCTATACCGAAGTGAATCGAGAGTTGAGCAACTAGTTCTGCTTTGCGAACAACTGGCTCACCTGTTTTGGTCACTTTAGGTTGTGCTACATATACACCTTCTCTTGAAAGTTTAGCAATGATACTTCTTACACTTTTGCCTAATTTCTTAGCAAGCATATCTACTGTTTCTCTTGTTGGATTAGCTGTGTATGCTTCGGTCATTTCTGCGACCATTTCATCTGTGTAATTTTTTGCTCTTATTACTTTCTCTTGCATGATTTTATTCCTTATGTATGTGATTAACTGTTTCATAATACTATTATCTCAATTTTTTCAACGCCTGTCAAGATATTTCTTATGCTTTGCTGAATTTAGTTCAGCGTTAAATGACTCCGTTAGCTTCTAGCGCAAGTAGTGTCATTATAACTACCATAAAGCCTATCAATTGTAAAGCAAAGTCCCATTTCTTATACCATTGTCTTAGTGTAAATTTTGTTTTTGTTTTCCAATTCATATATTATATTATATAGAGCGTAAAGGGTTTTGTCAATATAAATCTTACGCTTACGCTCTTAATAATTCTACTAATCTAGTTATTAGCGACAATCTGCCTGTTGGTTTTTTGTCGTAATTGATACTGTGCCAGTCTCCGCAAGTAGTGAATACTCTCTCTTTGAGAAGCGTCATCTGGTCATACTGAGACAAGGCAACAGCGTCATTTGGTGAGAACTTCCATTTTGTAAGGGGCGATATTTGTCGATTGCCGATCCTAATCGCTTGCTCTTCTTCGGATATGCTTAGCCATAGTTTGATGAATTTTACTTCTTGCTGTTCTTCCCATTCTAGCACTCGTGCCATGAATTCTTCGTACTGAGCGTTTGTGCACCAACCATTTAACTGTTGAACCATCGCTCTGCTGTACCAGCTTCTATCGTAAAATACTATTTGATTATCACTTGGCATCTTTTGTTCCCACGACTGGAGCCAATTAGCCATATCATTAACACTAGGTTTGCTACTAAGCGATATAGAATATTTACTAGTCGGAAGATAGTGAGTTAGCTCACGGATTGTTCCTGTTTTACCAGCAGTATCGCGTCCTTCTAAGATTACAGCGACTCTACCAAAATCTTTCTCAACTATTTGGTTGAGCATGATTTGTTGTGCTTCTAAATGTGTCATAATTTTCTCCTTATTTATCTTATAT